AATCTAGTAGATAGTGATGGACATGAATATAAAGGAATATGTGAAGATGAACTCCACCCAACAGCCCACACAATGCTTACTGACTTGGGGTTTGAGAAGCAAGGAAAAATATATGTTGATGTTATAAAAAGAATAATTATAACAATCAATGAAAATGGTTATCAAATTTCACAGAACGTTACAAGTCAAGCAGTTTGTGTTAATGCACCACTCCACGCAGCCCTAACGCAGCTTATGAGGGAGCAAACATATGGAGAAAAGTGATTACCCAGAGCCATATTTAACAAAGCAAACTGAACAAAGGAAGTTAGATAAAGAAAAAAGAGAAACTAAAAAGGAGAATAATAAAAAATGAATGATTTAAAATCAAGCACTATGTTAGTAGCAACAAACAGTTATTTAGAGAAATTACAAAATTTCGCTCTGAAAACAGAAATGGAATTTACAGACTATCAAAAGAGTTGTGTTGTAAACGCTATGAGGGAAATATACCCAATGGTCGAAAGCAGTGCTTACACATTAGAGAATTTTGCGGTTAATAACATTGTTAAAGTCCTAGAACAAACTGCGTTTTTAAGTCTAAATTCAAGTGCAGTACCTAGAGAATGTTTCTTTATTATAAGAAAAAATTATGATAAAAAGAACAAAAAATGGTTAGCACCAACATTAGAATTTGGAATTGAGGGTGCTGGAAATGATGTTGTATTAAATAAATTTGGTAGAGATGTTAAGGAAATCAAGTCTTATATCGTTTATAAAGATGATGAATTTACAGAAGGTTTCATGGACGGTTGGGACATGTCATTACCAACGCACCGAAGAACATTCAAAACCCACACACCTGAAAAGGTTGTTTATCTTATCAAAAAAGATAATGGTGAAATTGATGTTCAATATGCAGATACAGAAGATGTTAAGAAATCATTACTTGCAAACGCAAGACAAAATGGCGCAAGTGAAAAAATGTTAAGAGAAATAAACAAAGAAAAACTGTATGAAATTCTCGAAAACGAAAAATGGTTAGATTATGTAATCGAAAAAACGTATGGTAATAACACATACAAAACACCATTGTTTAGTCCAGCTTACACAAGTGTTATTTCACAAGGGAATATGATAGAAAGAAAGTTAAGGAATCATGCAACTAGAAAATATCCTAAGAACTTTGATAGCAAGGCTATTTCTGAATTATATGAACAAACATTTGAGGACATTAAAGAGGTTGAAGTAATTACGGCAGAAGAAAAGTTAAAAATTTCAGAAGAAGAATTTGATAACAAAAGCGGACAAGACCACATAGAAGATGACAGACCACAATTAGAGGTTGTTGAAGAAAAACCAGAAAAAGAAATACCAAAACACAATGCTGAAACTGGTGAAATCATTGAGGAAGAAGTTGAAGAACCAAAAACAGAAAAGCCACATGTAGAAGAAAAGAAAATAGTTGTTGAAACAAAACAAGAAGAAAATGATGATGACCCACAAGGTTGGGACGATTAAAAGATACGCATTAGGTAAGGTATTAAGTTTGGGTAGTTCAAGTAGTGGGAACTCTTATTACATTGAGATAAACCGCAAGGGCTACCCTAACCCTTACAAACTGTTAATTGAATGTGGTTTTAGATACAAAGAATTATCAAGACGATTACTTAATAACGGAATAAGCGTTAGTGATTTGAATGGTGTTCTCGTAACACACGAACACCACGACCATTCATTGTCTGTACCTGATTTACTTAATCGAGGCAAGAAAGTTTATGCACCTAAAAGTGTTTTTGAACACTATGGTGTAACAGACCAAATAACTAACGAAAACATAATGACTGCTAACCACACAAAGAGAATAGCTGATGGAATTGATGTTTTAGGTTTTGAACTTGAACACAAAAATGATGATGGGTCAAAGACTTATAATCTAGGCTATATAATTACTGCGGAATGTGATTACGGAACACATACTATCTTGTTTGTAACAGATACTCAATATATACGCTATGATTTATCAAATTATAAATTCAATACAATATTCATTGAGGCAAACAACATAACTAGAAACATTGTAATGGCACTTAAACAAGCACAAGCAAATGGCGATAAATACAAAGAGATTCATTTTGATAGAGTGTTACATTCTCATATGTTAGTTGAGAACACAATCAAAACCCTTGTAGGAACAAAGAAAAGAAATGGGTTTGACCTAAGAGAAACAAACGTAATATTCTTGATTCACTTAACGGCAAGTGGGTTAGCAAACCCACAAGTGATAAAGACCAAAGTTCAAGACGCATTGAAGTTGCACAAGAAAATAAGAGCGATAAAACGCAACGGCACGAATTACATTTCACCAAAAGTATTCGTGTTCAAAAAAAATGGTGAGATGATTTAGGAGGGGAAAATGAAAGAGATAATACAAGCGTTTAAAATAGATAACAAGATATTTGTTATAGATGAAGATAATATAGCGTATGTAGGCCTTGAAATGCTTTTTAAGAAACTAGATGAAGAAAAGCAAAAAGGAATATTGAAAATTATTCAAGAGGAGGAAAAATAATGGGAGAATTCAAGTTAAAGCAAGGCGTTGAAGTAAAGTATGATTCAGAAAATAAAGTTTACAGTTTTCCAAAAAGTGATTTAAAATCACACAAAAAGCTAACAAGTCGAGCCTTTGCTTGTATTATTGGCAAGAATAAATGGGAAAGTGTAGGAAAGTCAATCCTTGAACGGTTTAGGCTAAACAAGAAAGATATCATAGACCCATATTATGGTGTTCGTGGTGATTTAGCGGAACTTATGGTTTATGACTTCTTGAAAGCACATTATAAAAAAACTAAAGAGGTAGATTTAGGCCTTGTAACGTGGGACAAAAACGATATAAGTTATGATAATTTTTCAACCAATAAACAATTCGGTGGAATGATAGATATTGCTATCAAGACTCCAAGCGAATATAGAGCGGTAGTCGAAGTCAAGAGCAAGAGCATGAAAGACTTAGACAAAATCAAAGAGAGCAAGGGTAATCCAGAGGAAGTTATGCAAGGTATATTCTTGTCTTATCTATCTAAGGTTGATAAGTGCCTAATGATTTATGTGTTCTTTACAGAAGAACAAGAACAAGATATTAAACGCATTTTAAGACTTGAAAAAGACAAGTCAAAATCAAGAGAAATTGCTAAGAAAGTAATAAGTGAACTTCGTTACAATTATGAGTATTTCAAAATAGTGCCGATTAGACACAAGGTTAGCACATACAAAATGCCTAAACTAACAGAAGAAGCCTACGCAAAATTGGAATCAGTTAGGGAAAACAGTTGCATAAGCGAAGAGTTTTTTTCAATAAATGAGAACCAATACCTAAAGAAAATTGCAACAGGGCAAGAGCCAACGCCTTTCTAAGGAGGACTAAAATGACATTAAAAGATAAGTTATTAGAGATTAAAGAGATTAAAGATGAGGTTTCAAACCTCTACATAAAAATGGGACACTTAAAAAAAGAAATTGTGAAAGAAATGGTTGAAACAGACCACAAAGACCTAGAGCTTACAGAGGGCTTACACGCTACGCTTGTTTGGGTCATAGAAAAAAAGATTGACTACGACAAGCTAAAGAGCCAATACGGCAACGTGTACGAGTTGGGTTTGCGAACAACATTCAGTTCAGACCAAGCCCTTAAAAGTGTATCAAAGAGTTTATTGCAAAAGATACTCAAAGATTGCACCATACAAGATATGGGCTACAAACTAAAGTTTAAGAAAGGAAAGTAAGATGAACGAAGATAAAGAAAATCCGTTTGTTTGGGAAGATACTAAGAAACTTAATTTAGAAGAAGCAATAAAGATGTTGAATGAATGTGGCACAAACATAAATGCGGAATACGAACAACAAGTTTTGGACTTAATAAATGGAATGTATGAAGAACTAATTAAGAAAGAGTGATTAGAATGAAAACAGAAGTTGGAGAATGGTTAAAAGAAAAAATGGAAACAGCTTCAAAAACAGAAGATTTAAAAACAGATATAACATATCAGGCGTTAAAATTTTTATTAGAATATGTTACTGAAATGGAGTTGAAACTAAATGAAAAATGACATAAAAGATAGTGTGGTTAAATCGTTAGTGAAAAGCAAAGGCATATTAGAGGTTGTAAATGAAGATATGACAAAGCTAACAAACTACAAACATTCTATTGAGGGAATTATCATAGACAGGTTTGAGTTTCACAACATTGAGAACGGAGATGTTAAGGGGTTGAGGGTTATTGACTTTTCAAGCCCAAAGAAAATACCTCTAAAAGAGATATTAGATGTGTTTCCAAACACAGACATTAAAGAGGTATTAGATAATGTTGTTTGTGATATCTTGATAGACTTTGACAAGACCGAAGAAAACTTACGATTTAGTGGCAAGTTTCAAGACGTAACTATCAAAGCAATTATGAAGCAACTATCTAAGCTATCTAAGGAAACGAAGAAGAAAGTTGAGATAATATGAGCATATATGTTAAAAGCCCTATATTCTACATGGGAAATAAATATGAGTTATTACCACAATTATTAGACATTTTCCCTAGAAATATTGAAACATTCTATGATATGTTTGGTGGCAGTGGTGTGGTGAGTTTAAATGTTAGAGCTAACAAGATAATCTATAACGAGTTGAATCACAACATAATAGAATTACTTAAATTATTTAAACTATATACGCCAAAAGAAATAAACCAACATATTTTAAAAAGAATTGAATATTTCAATTTGCCTAAAGAAGCTGCTGATATTAGACAAAATACAATGAATGATGAATTAAGAAATAAAGCAAAAGAAAAATATGTTGAATTTAGAACTTTTTATAATAAAAGTGATAAGAATTATTTAGATTTATTCACATTAACATTTTT